CCAAGGAAGTGAAGGGTGCCGACGTGCTCAACAACGCCTTCTCCTCCAGCTTCGCTGGCGGCGACGGTAAGGCACTGATCGCTACCGACCACCCGCTGGCCGGTGGTGGCACCGCTGCCAACCGTGCGACCACGATGGCCGACCTCAACGAGACGTCCCTTGAAGACGCGCTGATCGACATCAGCACCTTCACCGACGATCGCGGTCTGACCATCTCGGTGCAGGCGACCAAGCTTGTGGTTCCCCCGCAGCTGGTGTTCGTTGCAGACCGGATCCTGGAGTCCACGCTCCGGGTCGGCACGGCTGACAACGACATCAACGCGATCCGCAACACGGGCGTGCTTCCCGGTGGCTACACCGTGAACCACTACCTGACGGATCCGGATGCCTTCTTCCTCCTCACCACGGTGACGGAGATGGGCGAAGGCCTGAAGATGTTCCAGCGCACCGCCATGGAAACCTCCATGGAGCCGGACTTCTCCACCGGGAACCTCCGCTACAAGGCCCGCGAGCGCTATTCTTTTGGCTTCAGCGACTGGCGTGGCATCTACGGCTCCGAAGGCGCGTAAGCACCTTCCGCCGTATCGAAAGGGCGTCCTCCGGGGCGCCCTTTTTATTTGCGCCGAACAAGCGTATAAATGGGCCTGATCCCTGACGAGCACAATGCTCGACCCTAGCCACGACAGGAGATTCCCAATGGCTAATACCACGTTCAACGGTCCGGTACGGTCCGAAAACGGCTTCAAAGTTGTTTCCAAGAACGCCACGACCGGTGCTTTCACCGAGAGCTTTGTGCTTGACGATTCCGGCATGCAGGTAACGCCTGTCTCTGTCAGCGACGGCGACGTGACCATTGCCGCTGCAACCAACGGTGGTCGGGTCAACCTCGTCCCTGCCCCCTCTCAGGACAACACCTACACGCTCCCGGCTCCGACTGCCGGCATTGCGTATCGGTTTGTCTTCGCGGGCGCGGCGGCAGCGTCTTTCGATGCCATCTTCGACACCGGGGACGACGCCAACTTCTTCATCGGCGGTGTGACCTTCCTCGATACTGACAACGAGGTGTCTGTTGTGGGCTCGGACGGCGACTCCAACAGCATCTTCCAGATCAATGTCCCTGCGGCCTTCGACATCACCTTCCTCGGTTTGGACGACACCAACTACCAAATCTTTGGGACGGTGACGAGCGCAACCGCTCCGGCCTTCTCTGACCAGCCGTAAAGTGCATAGCTACGGAGGATTAGGCCGATGATGGATAGTTTGGCCCAAGTTAAGCAGGTCAGTCGCCGAGAGTCGGGCTTTGCGGTTCTCGGCGCACATCGCCTGAAAGTGGTGTCGGTAGTCGGCACCTCTAGCGAGGGGAAGCTGACCATTTTTGATACCGACACGGCCCCCGTGGCCGGGACGTATGCCCAGACAGGAACGACGGTGACCGTCACCAAGACGGACCACGGGCTGTCTACTGGGGATGTGCTTGGGATTTGCTTTGCAACGGGGACCGGGGGTACGGCAACGTCCGGCAACTACACCATCACCGTGACTGCGAGCAACACGTTCACGGTCCCCATGCTGAACTCAGACACGATCACAGGCACCCCCGCGTGCAACTACGTCGCAAACATCGGGTCGAAGCAGCCAAAACCAAAACGCTGGTTGATGTGTAAAACTGTTTCGGCAAGCGACATCTTTGCCAACGTTTTTGACATCCCAAACAGCGGTTTTGCAACAAAACTCGGGACGTATTTCCTGATGAGCAACCTGTCTGAAGCCGACGCTTTCTACGAATAATGGCGACGACTAAAAACGTCAGTCGCACGCCTAGCGGGAGACTCACCTACCGAGGTGAGTCTTTCGCTGGCTACAATAAGCCGAAGCGCACCTCGGGCGGCAGCAAGAAGTTCGCCGTCCTGGCCAAGAAGGGAGACGAGGTCAAGCTGGTGCGGTTCGGCGACCCGAACATGACGATCAAGAAAAGCAATCCTGAGAGGCGACGCAATTTCCGGGCGCGGCACAACTGCGATACCGCAAAGGATAAGTTCACAGCTCGCTATTGGAGCTGCAAGAAGTGGTGAGTTTGCCGCCCCCCGCCCGTCTCCTCTCTCCCCGCGCCCGGTGTGGGCGGGTGGGCGGCATCTTTTAGGAGAGCGCTATGGCCGACGTACCGAAAAATGTACGCAACCCAGCCTTGTACAAGAAGGCTCGGGCCGAGGCCAAGCGCAAGTTCGACGTATGGCCGAGCGCCTACGCCTCGGGCTACCTGGTGAAGCGCTACAAGGACATGGGTGGCACCTACAGCAACGGCAAGGCCAAGGGCGGGGAGATCAACGCCAACACCATGATGGTCCAGGGCCGGGGCTGCGGTGCCATGATGGACAGCAAGCGCAAGCAGACCCGGGTGCCCCGTGGCTAAGCGAAAGGGAGGACTGACCAAGTGGTTTGGCGAAAACTGGGTCGATATCTCAGCACCGAAAAAGAGTGGTGGCTTCAAACAGTGTGGCCGCAGTTCTGCGAGCGACTCAAAGCGTGGCTATCCAAAGTGCGTGCCTTCATCAAAGGCAGCTAGCATGAGCGAGAAGGAGATCGCCTCGGCCGTCCGGCGGAAGCGATCGAAGAAGCAGGGCGTGGGCGGCAAGCCCACCAACGTAGCAACATTTGCAGCCGAAGGAGGCTCGATCATGAAGATGAAGAGCAAGGGCTACGCCAAGGGCGGCGCCATGATGAAGAGCAAAGGCATGGCCAAGGGTGGTGCCATGAACAAGAAGCCGGCCGGCAAGATGCGTCCGCCTTCCAAGAAGAACAGCGGCCTTTACGGCTAAGGGTGCCGTATCTTCAGAGTAACATCCCCCATTTCAAGTGCTGGGTTCGCCGTGAATACACCAAGAATCACATGGAGTATCACGGCGAATTTTTGCACGCGATGGCGATTGCGGTAACGACGATGCCGACCAGGTGCCTCAGCTTCCAGGTGCTGTTTACCGGGGCTGAGACCTACGACACCGACGAGCCGAACGTACACGGTGGGGCGATGTGGGCGCGGATGCCGATTACGGCGCTGGTTGGGGACACGCCGCTGGAGGACTGGCCGGAGCCTATGCCGGTCTGGGCTGCGCAGCCTTGGGACTGCAGCAGCCACCACCACGCGGTTTACGTCCTGGACCGATGCACGCCATGCCCCTGGCTGGCGAAGATAGACGGCAAGTTCTACCCGGCGAAGTATTACTTCACTGTGGACTATGCCGAGAATGAGATCGCTGACGACCCGGCGCAGCATAAGCAGAGCCATGTCCTGGAGCTGCTCGACGCCGGTAAGTGGACCGGGAACATCGTCGCCCTGCCGAACAATCGGGTCAGGGTCACGCACCCGGCCTGGTTTGAGACGGGAGAGGGTGCGCCCGATTTCCGCCCGTCGCAGCATATCCACTACAGCAAGTCAGATCTGGACTATACTCTCGACGTGAACCAGGTCTTCGACAATCTGTACGCTGAGGGTGACGACAATGGCGACGAGCAGCAGCAAGAACTTTGAGCTCGACGTAGCCGAGTACATCGAGGAAGCGTTTGAGCGGTGCGGGCTAGAGCTCCGCACCGGCTACGACCTTGAGTCGGCCCGTCGGTCGCTGAACCTGCTCCTCGCCGAGTGGGCGAACCGTGGTCTGAACCAGTGGACGGTGAAGCAGAACACCATCGCCATGGTCCAGGGCACGGCGGCCTACAACCTGGACGCGACGAATCCCACGGCCGTCATCGACGTGCTGGATTGCTTCGTGCGCGAGACGGTCAGCGGGACGACGACGGATCTCCCGCTGAACCGCATGAGCCGGGCCGAGTACGCCAACATGGCGACCAAGAGCACGACCGGGAAGCCGAACCAGTATTTCCTGGACAAGCAAATCACGCCCACGATCACGGTCTGGCCGGTGCCCGACAAGAGCTCGACCTACACGGTCTACGTCAACGTGCTCACGCGCATGGACGACGCCGATACGGGCGTCGACACCATGCAGGTGCCCTTCCGCTTCTACCCGTGCCTGGCGGCCGGCCTGGCCTACTACATGGCCCTGAAGCGCGCCCCGGAGAAGGTGCAGCTGCTCAAGGCGCTGTACGAGGAAGAGTTCACCCGGGCGATGTCCCAGGACGAGGAGCGGGCATCCTTCCGGATCGCCCCGAACCTCCGCAGCTATAACATCGCCTAGCCATGGCCTTCGCGTCCAACAAGCACGCCTACGGGATCTGCGACATCACCGGATTCCGCTACCGGCTGAAGGACATGAAGAAGACCTGGGACGGGCTCCTCGTGGGACCCGACCAGTGGTCGCCTAAGCACCCCCAGCTGGAGCGCAAGCCTACGCCGGCGGATCCCCAGGCGCTCAAGAACGCGCGCCCGGATCCTAACGCGGACGGGAATGACCTGACGGCCTTCCCGCTGGTCTATACGAACGTCGGGGATGGGAAGCTGGGCACAATTTTGCAAACCTTTGCAATTACCTGTACTGTCGGCGCGGTGGAGGTGACCACATCATGAGCTATACCCTAGCCTCGCTTAAGGCCGCAGTGCAGGAATGGATGCAGGTCGACGAGACGACGTTCAACGACAACCTGGATGAGATGATCCAGAACGCGGAGGCGCGGATCTTCAAGCTTGTGCAGCTCCCCGAGCAGCGCAAGAATGTGACCGCCAACGTGTCGACGAACAATCGTTTCCTGGCCACGCCGACGGATTTCTTTGCACCGTTTAGCCTGGCGGTGATCGACGACAGCAAGTACCACTACCTGCTGTTTAAGCACCCCAGCTTCATCAAGCAGTATGCGCCGGGCACCGCTACCCGTGGGCGCCCGAAGTATTACTCGCAGTTTGATGACACGGCCTTTGAGCTGGCTCCGGTCCCGGACGCTGACTATTCGATCGAGCTGCACTACCTCTACAAGCCGGCCTCGCTCACCTCTGGTGGCGATGCTGGGACGACCCTGCTCTCGACCGAGTACCCGGAGGCCCTGCTCTACGGCACCCTGGTGGAAGCTGCAATCTTCCTCAAGGAGCCGCCCGATGTGGTGGGAACCATGGAGACTCGCTTCAAGGAAGCCGTCGGCCGTATGAAGAACCTCAGCGAGGGCCGCGGCACGAGAGACGAGTACCGCTACGATATGCTGAGAATTGGAGTGTCTTGATGCAGGAGAAAGATCCGGGCCTAAAGGGGAAGAAGGTCGCGATCGTTGCCCTGGGATCCTCCCAGATTGACTTCGTGATCGGGCTAGAAAACAGCAAGCAGTGGGACGAGGTGTGGTGCATCAACTCGGCGCTGGCGGTCTACCGTCAGTGTGACCGGGTCTTCATGCTCGACCCGCCCTCCCGCTATCTCGACACCGAGGACGCGGGCAACCAGACGGAGATCATGCGCAAGCTGCTCCCGGTGCATCCGGGGCCCATCTACACCTGCGAGCTCGACGAGCGGGTGCCAGGGGCCGTGGAGTATCCGCTGGCTGAGGTGGTCACTTATGCCAAATGCGCATATCTAAATAACACCGTGGCCTATGCGGTGGCCTATGCCTACTGGCAGGAGGTCGCGCACATCGACCTGTTCGGGGTCGACTTCAGCTACAGCCACAACCTCCACTTCGCCGAGGCCGGCCGGGCCTGCGTCGAGTTCTGGATCTCCAAGTGCCTGGAGAACAAGATCGGCATCGGTGCCTCGCCGCGGTCGAGCCTGCTCGACAGCAACGTGGGCGTGACCGAGCGTCTCTATGGCTACCATAGGTTGGAAGATCCTATCGTGGCCATGCCGCACCAGGACGAGTGGGTGCTCTGCCCCCGGTCCCAGCTGAGCAAGGTCATCCAGGAGCGCGAGATCGAGCTCGTGAAGGTGGCCAAGGCCCCGGAGCCCTACCGAGGATGATCCCGGGGCAATCAGGCCCGAAGCTGGGCAACGTCATGGTCTCCACGACCCAGAACAAGGGGCACGACCCCGAGTTCTGGGCGGAGCAGGCCACGAAGAAGATCTGCGGGATCTCTGCCAATGCGGACCCGCACATTCGCAAGCAGGCGTTGGCTTTCCGGGACAGGATCTACGCGGTAATATTGGCCGAGATGCGGAGCGCCATCCGCTCAGACCGTGTTACCCTGAGCAATCAGATGAGGGCGCGCGGGATAAACGATTTGGCGCAGATCATTCGGGAGCTTTGAAATGGCCATCACCTCCGCAATTTGCACGTCCTTCAAGCAAGAGCTGCTCGTCGGCACGCACAACTTCGCCACCGGCGGGGACCTGTTTAAGCTGGCGCTCTACACGAGCTCTGCGACGCTCGGGGCCTCGACCACTGCCTACACCACGGCCGGTGAAGCCACGGGCACGAATTACAGCGCCGGCGGCGGCAACCTGACCAACATCACGCCCTTCGCAACGGGCACGACGGCGGTCGTCGACTTTGCAGACCTAACCTTCTCCACGGCGACGATCACCGCCCGGGGCTGCCTGATCTACAACAGCACCGATGCAGACAAGGCGGTGGCCGCGATCGACTTTGGCGGGGACAAGACCAGCACGGCGGGTGACTTCACGATTGTGTTCCCGACGCCGACCGCGACGGGCGCGATCATCCGGCTGGCATAATGCCCCATGCCGCTGTCAAAGCTGGAGTTCCAACCGGGGATCGTTAAAGAGTCCACGGACTACGCTGCAGAAGGGGGCTGGGTTGACGGAAACCTAGTCCGCTTCCGCAAGGGTCGCGTGGAGAAGATCGGCGGCTGGCAAAAATTCGGCACCGACAGCGTCGAAGGCACCCCCAGGGCAATCCACCCCTGGCTCTCCCTGGGCGGAACGCGCTACAACGGCGTCGGCACGACGTGGAAATACTACGTCGAGCAGGGCCAGACCTATTACGACGTCACCCCCATCCGCAGCACCACCGCCGCGGGCGATGTGACCTTCGCCGCCACCAACGGATCCTCGACCATCACCGTGAGCGACACGGCCCACGGCGCGGTGGTCAATGATTTCGTGACCTTCTCCGGCGCGGTGACCCTGGGCGGGAACATTACCGACACGGTCCTGAATCAGGAATATCAGATCTCGGCGATCATCGACGTCGACAGCTACGAGATCATCGCCAAGGACACCTCGGGCGCCACGGTCACGGCAGACGGGTCCGATACCGGCAACGGCGGTGCGAGCGTCGTGGGCGAGTACCAGATCAATGTGGGCCTGGACACCTATGTGTCGAGCTCTGGCTGGGGCGTAGGGGTTTGGGGCGCTGGTGGTTTTGGCTCTGCCTCGGCCATCTCCGCGGTGAACCAGCTGCGGCTCTGGACCCATGACAATTACGGCGAGAACCTGATCATGAACCCGCGCGGAGCGGGGATTTATCGCTGGGTCGAGAACAGCGGCGTGACGGTGCGTGCCGAAGAGCTCTCGCAGATATCCGGCGCCAACCTGGTGCCCACGGTGGGCCTGCAGGTGATCACCTCCGAGACCGACCGGCACCTCATCGTGCTGGGCGCGGATCCGATCTCTGGCGGCGCCCGCACGGGCACCCTGGACCCCATGCTGGTGGCCTTCTCCGACCAGGAGGACGAGCTCCAGTTTGAGCCCACGGCGACCAACAGCGCGGGCTCTGTGCGTCTATCGAGCGGGTCCTTCATCGTCGGTGGCCTGAAGAGCCGGCAGGAGGTCCTGATCTGGACCGACACCAGCCTTTACTCGATGCAGTTCATCGGCCCCCCGCTGACCTTCGCCGTGAACCTGGTGAACGAAGGCGCGGGCCTGATTGGCCCCAAGGCCATGGCCAATGCCCCGACTGGGGTCTTCTTTGCATCCAAGAACGGCTTCTTTTTTTACAACGGCGCCGTCCAGCGCCTGCGCTGCACGGTTCAAGAGTACGTCTTCAATGACCTCGACCTGAGCCAGGCCTTCAAGTGCGTTATGGGCGTGAACAGCGCCTATAACGAGATCTGGTTCTTCTACCCGTCGATCGAGGACGACACGGGCGAGATCAGCCGCTACGTCACCTACAACTACCTCGACCAAGCCTGGAGCATCGGCAAGCTGACCCGCTACGCCTGGGTCGACGCCGGAATCAATGACCTGCCCCTGGCCGCGCTGACCATGGATGGCGACTATTGCTTGGTCGAGCACGAGAACGGCTTCGACGCCGATGGCGATCCCATGACAGGGGTCTTCATCGAGTCTGCCGATATCGACATCGCCGACGGCGAGCAGTTCGCCTTCGTGCGGAAGATCATCCCGGACATGGCCTTCACGGTGGATCCGGCGATATCGAACACCCCGGCCATGAACATCGTCCTGAAGCGTCGTAACTACCCGGGCGAAGCCTTGGTCACGGACTCGACGTCCCAGATCACGCAGAGCACAGCATTCAAGAACGTGCGCACGCGCGCGCGGCAGATGGCCCTGCGCTTTGAGTCCGATGACGACGCCTCGTCGCTAGACCAGAAAGGGTATAAGTGGCGCCTGGGCGCGACTAGGGTCGACATACAGGCGAGCGGCCGCCGATGAGCAAGCTGCTGCCGACACGGCTCCCGCTGGCACAGGGGCAGACCGTGTCAGGGGACACCTTTAACCGCCTGGTGCGGGTGCTTGAGATCAACCTGGGGGCATTCGACCCTTCGTTCTCGGCGCACTACAATCTGGACGAGAGGGACTCGCTACAGTTTTCGACTGGGTCGATCATCTTCAACACCACGAACATGATTCACCAGGCTTTCGATGGCACCCAGTGGCGGAACCTGTACGAGCATCAAACTTACCCAACCGGGGTGTCGATTGTGAGCAGCCTCGGCTCAGTGACGGTGACGACGCCATGATGAACGCCGCCAGAAAGGAGAACAGACATGCTTTCCGGTAGCGGCATTGGCAACCTGGGCGGATCTTTTGGCTATGGTCCTAGCTCAGCTTTTGGAGTTGGCCAAAGAGCTTCTAATTTTAATATCAATCTTGGCTCTGCCGGTATTGGCGGACTACCATTTGCTCCCATCAACCTCGGCGGCGCTTCAAATCTAGGGTTAGTGAATCAGGTGGCTTCCGCTGTGAATAGGCTCACACCGGAGGCTATCGCTGCCGCAAGAAGGGCAGCCGAGAACCAAGCCCCAGCGCCTGCTATCAATTCCATAGAGGATCAGCTTGCAACCGCTGCTCGCATTGCAGCAGCCGTTAATCAGAGCCCTTCTGCTCGTTCCTCCGCCCCTGCGCCTTCGCCAACCGTCGCGTCTACCTCTCGGCCCGCACCTAGCGTTTCTGGCGCAACGGGGCTGGCAGCGCAGGAGCTCACCGGCGACCCGGACATGGATCGCATGATTCTTGCGGCCCGTGATGCGCAAGGCGTCAGCACGGACGTGGGCCCAGGCGGCCAGACCATGGCTGAATATCAGCAAAGCGTCGCCGACTTGGCTGAGTTCAGGAACCTGCCGGAGAACGTCGCTTACCGAAACACCGTGCGTCCCGAGATCAAGGCTGCTATCGCCGGGCTTGCGGCTCCCTTTGTCCCTGGCGCAGCGGCGGGCTTGGCCGGCGCTCTGGGTGGCGGCGCGCTTGCATCGGCGGCAACCGGGGCTGCCCTGGGGTCTGGGCTGGCGGCCGCCACTGGCCAGGATCCGGTTAAGGGCGCGCTCACGGGCGCCCTGGGCGGCTTTGGGCAAGGCGCATTGCAGGCAGCAGGCCAAGCAGGCACCACCTCGGGCATTGCCTCGCTAGCGGATACCGCTAGCACCGGGGCGTCTGTGGCTGACACGGCAAGCCGCGCTGGTGGCGTCCTAGACGTCCTCGGGACCGTAGCAGATGTTGCTCGGTCCCCAATCGTCAACGCGGCGCGTGAATACATGGAAGCGCGAGACGAGCGCCCAGGCTATACCCCGCAGCTCCCTGGCCAGATCGACGTGGTCAGCATCCCAACCGAAGCGCCTCGCGCTCCGGAGGCTCCGGGCGTAGATATCGGCGCCCCGGTCATCTCCCAGGACGAGATCGACCGAATCGAGCAAGAAGAGGAAGCCGAGCGACAGCGCCAAGAGAGGGCTGCAGCCGAGCGCGAGCGTCAGAGACAAGAAGCTGAAGCCAAGGCTAAAGCAGAAGCCGAGGCTAAAGCTAAAGCCGATGCTGAGGCCGAGGCCAAGAGAAAGCGTGACGCAGAAGCCAAGGCCAAAGCTGAGCGCGAGGCGGCCGAAGCCAAGGCCAGGGCGGAGGCTGAAGCGAAAGCTAAGGCAGAAGCTGAAGCTGAGGCTCAGCGCAAGCGAGATGCCGAGGCTAAGGCAAAAGCTGAGCGAGAGGCCGCTGAAGCTAAAGCAGAAGCTGAGCGCAAGGCGGCTGAAGAAAGGGCCAATCAAGATTATGGCGATAGCGATCTTGGGAACTGGCAGCCTGACGCTGGTTCAGGCCGGGGCTGGGTTTATGAGGGGGTCGATCCTAATACTGGCGAAGGTATTTTCAGATCCGAGGGCGATCCCGGCAAGGTAATGCGAGACCGCAACCCGTCTCCGAACCTCATTATCGGCGAGAAGTATGTAGATGCTAATGCGGGGGTTGAGGACGCCGACACTGATACGGCGGATTCGGTCGTTAATGATCGGATCATTGAAGACGGCTGGTTGCGCAATGGCCCATGGCGCTACGACGGTGAGGGGATATTCACGGACGTCGCTACCGGAGCGGTTGTCTACGACCCCACTGTTCCGGAGGGGATCAAGGTTGGCGATAGATTTGATGCCGGCGGTAACAACGACGCTGTCCCCGTCGAAGAGCCTGCGGAAGAGCCGGAGGATGTCGCGGAAGACGAGCCCGAGGACGCGGTGGTCATCGTCACGCCTGATGATTTTGGGACTGATACCGGGGCCGGCACAGATGCTGGTACTGGCGAGGACATCGGCACTGGAGAAGACACTGGCGAAGAAATCATCATCGTTGATGACGAGGCCGGCGCTGATACTGGCAGTGAAATTGATACCGGAGAAGGCACCGGGACAGGAACCGGCGCAGGCACTGGAGCAGGAACCGGAGCTGGCACGGGAACAGGTACGGGAACAGGAACCGGGACTGGCACTGGGACAGGCACCGGGACTGGTACAGGAACCGGGACTGGTACAGGGACGGGCACCGGGACAGGTACAGGGACCGGCACTGGGCAGCCTAGCACTCCCGGAGGTATCCAGTCCCTGCTTCCGATGTTCGGGCTAGCGCTCCTTGGCCGCTACCTGCTCGGCGAGGCTGAAAAGGGCCAGCGCCGTGGCCGCCTGCCGCTAGAGCAGGAGTCGGCCACCGGCTACTACAACATTGATCGCGAGATCCGCCGAAGGATGGGCTTGGGCGGATAAACTGCTACTATGCGCCAAAGGATTTGAGGGTTGAACAATGGCTAATCCGCTTCAAGGAATCGTGACGCTAGGCGGCAATATCCTAGGTGGCCTAGGAAACGTCGCCTCGGGTATTTTTGGGACGAACCCCAGCAATCCTATTGGTACTCAGGTTGGAACTGCCGTCGGAAATGTTTTGGGCACAACTGGCTCCAACCCGATCACCCAGCAAATTGGTCAGTTTATTGGGAACCTCTTGGGCACGAGTGGCAGCGGCGGAGCCGGGGGCGGTCTTAGTGGCCTCTTGGGCGGATCCGGCGGCATTGGCAGCCTCCTGGCCGCAGGCGTGCCTGCCTATTACCTCGGCAAGGCCGCGATGGAAGAGGCCAAGACCCAGACCGGCGTGCCCCTTATTCCGCTGACCCAAGAAAGCGGCGCCGGGCGCTACAACATCGAGGCGGAGATTCGCCGCCGCATGGGCCTCCCTGCCCCGGATCCGGTTGAGTTTGGCCTTCTGCCCGCCGGGACGCTGCCTGAGCTCTCTGGCGGCCGGGCCCGCCCTCCTGGCGGTGAGGCTGTGGTTTACGAGTTTGCCTCCGAGCGGGTTCCAAATCTTGAGCGCCCCACTCCGGGTGCTGGGCGGATTCCCGCAGCCATGGTTCAGCGCTACCGCAATGGCGGCATCGTGGCTTTGGCCGAAGGCGGCAACCCGAAGATCGAGATCGAGATCGAGACCGAAGACGGCGAGATGATGGACGCCGACGAGTTTGAGCGCATGAACGGCGGCATCAACGGCGAGGGCACAGAGATCAGCGATGACGTCCCGGCCATGCTGTCTGACGGCGAGTTCGTAATGACTGGCCAAGCTGTGCGTGGGGCCGGATCTTATGATTTGGACGTTGATGAAGGCGGGATCATCACCCTCACCCCGGGCGGGGAAGAGAGCCGCGATCGCGGCACCGATTTGATGTACCGGATGATGGAATTGTTCTCCGAGTACGCCGGCGCTCCTGAGGAGGACTAAACGTGAGCATGCTTACCCCCGCTCAGATGCAAGCTCTCAACCAGCGAGCCGTGATCGGTGATCCAAGGCTCATGCCGCCTGGCGGCAAAAGCTTTCAAGACATGATCGCTCAAATGCGAGCGAACAATGCGCAGTTTGGAACTGGTCCAGTTGCGCAATCACCTAATCTTCCGCAACTTCCGCCTGAGCTGCAAAGAATAAGCCAGTTCGACGACTTGAACAGCCGCGATCAAATTAACGCTTTCTATGCGGATCCCGAAGGGTATTACGCGCGACAGGGCGGCGGAATGGTCCGCACTCAAGAATTTATTGACGCCAATCAGAACGGCGTAGACGACCGCGACGAAGGAGGCATGACCCCAGGCGGCGACCCAGCATCTGACTTTCTCTTCTCGCCTCAGATCGGTCGCACCGAGATGAAGATGGACCCGATCCAGCAGCAGCTGCTGTTTGGGTTGGGCGGCGAGGGCGGTTTCATCCCAGGCGCCATGCGCGCCGCAGAACAAACCTTCTTTGACGAACAGGGCCGCGCCCGGGTCATCCCGCAAGAGATCGCCGGCTTCAGCCCGGACCAGGTCCGCGCCTTTGAGCTCGCGCGAGAAGTGGCAGGCGCCCAGACGCCTTACCTACAGCGCGCAGAGCAGCAGTATGCCCAGGGCATTGGTGCCCTTGAGGCGAGCCAGCAGCGTGCCCTGGAGGCCCAGCAACGCGCCCTGGCGGACATCCAGAGCGGTGCCGCAACGGAGCAGCAGCTGCGCGAGGCGGGCCTTGGGGACATCCTAGGGGCCACCGAGGAGGCCCGCCGCCGTGCGCTAGGGGCCGAGACGGAGCTCCGCGGCGAGCTCGGTGGCATTGAAGGCATTCAGCGCGGTGCGGCTGGCGCCTTTGGCCGAGAGCTCGGCGACATCACCGGCATGGTGCGGGGCGCTGTCGGCGCCTTCGACCCGCGCACGGGCACTCAGGCTTACATGGACCCCTTTGAAGAGGCCGTGGTCCAGCAGACCATCTCCGACGTCCTGGAGCGCGGTGCGCAACAGGACATCGCAGCCCGCGCCGGCGACATCGCCCGGGGCGGTGAGTCCGCATTCGGCTCCAGGGCTCGCCTGGGCGCCTCTGAGCGCCAGCGGGCGCTGGGCCGGGGTCTTGGGGAGGCTATCGGCGCATTGCGCTCTGGCGGCTTCCAGCAGGCCCAGCAACGGGCCATGGGCGAGTTCGCTCGCCAGCAGGAGCAGCAGCGCGCTGCGGCTAGCCAACTTGCAGGCCTCTCCGGGGCCCAGCTGGGTGCCCAGACCGCCTTGGCTGGCCAGCTTGGCGAGGCCGCACGGCAGCGCTACGCGGCCGGCACGGGCGCTGGGCAGACGATCCTTGGCCTCGGCCAGGTCGGCGCAGGGGCCCAAATGGGCGCCGGTCAGGCTGCGCTCGGCACGGCAGGCCAGCTGGCAGGCGCCCAGGAGGCCCTTGGCGGGCTCTACGGCCAGCAAGGCGCGCAGCAGCTGGGCGCACGCGCCGGCTACGGCGGCTTCCTGAGCGGCCTCGGTCAGCAGGCACAGACGGGCCAGCTCACCGGCATCCAAGCCCTGAGCGGTGCTGGCGGCCTTCAGCAGCAACAGCAGCAGGCCATCCTCGACGCCCAGCGTCAGGCAGCCCTGCAGGCTCAGGCGGCGCCTCTGGCTCAGTACCAGGCCCTCCAGCCCTTTATGCAGATGGTGCCCGCTGGCCTCGGCACGCGGATCGACACCCAGTTCACGCAAGCGCCGAGCGCGCTCCAGGCAGGCATCGGCACCGGGCTTGCGACCCTGGGCGCGCTAGGAGACCTGTTCGGCGGCCTGACTGGGGCTCAGCAGAGGATCATCTAAATGGCGATGAATCGAGCGCAGATGTTCAAGCAGGTGCGGGGGTACGCGAACGGCGGCCCTCCTGGCACCGGAGGGATCACCGGGCTATCCGAAATCCTGGGGCTGACGCCGGCGCAATCGATCCTGGGCGGCGCGCCGCAGATGTCCTCGGGTGTCTCCCCAGCGCTCAGCCAAGCCATGGCTGCCCCGGCTCCGGGCACCCCGCTGCCTGCGGGCGGCTTCAACCTGCCTTCAGCGCTTGACCCTGCTGGCGCAGAGATCCTCCCTGGGACGATGGGTCCGCTCATGGATGCGCTGACGCCCCCTCCACGGGCCCAGGCCGCGCCTAGTATGAGTGGCGGGCTTGCCCCTGCCGGCGGCATGTCTGCCTACGATGAGCTCATCTCCCAGGCTCGCGCCGAGGCCCAAAGGCCGCTGGATGAGCGTCGCCAAGAATACATGCGCCAGCTTGAGGCCATCATGGGCGAGCGGCGCCCTGCTCCGGACATTTACGACCTGGCGAGCTCCATCGGCCAAGCGATGCTCGCGGCTGACCCACGCGCCGGGGCCTTCCGCTCCATGGGCGCTGGCTTCGCTGACTTCAGCCAGCGAGTGAAGGAACTTGAGGAGCAGCAGCGCCAGCAGGACCGCCAGATTGCGCTCAAGGCCTACGACCTCGCTCGCACCGACGAGCAGGCAGCGAAGGACCTCGTGCGTGATTACATGATCCTGAAAGCCAAGGATAGCCCGGACGACAAGCTCGGCGAGTACGTCGTTACCGACGAAGCCGGGATCAACGTCAAGGGCCGCACCTATATGCCGGGGGAGACCATCCTCCTAGATAACAGTGAGGCGCGCGCACTCCGCACGAGGATCAAAGGCACGGGCGGCGAGGGTGGCTGGAAATCCCCTGAGGCGGCCCTCACGGCTGTCTGGCAGGATCGGCCGACCGCCGAGGCCACGATCAAGAGCCTCGGGATGAGCGAAGACAATCCCAACTTTGAGCGCGCCGTGGCTCAGATTACGGCCCGCGACCCGTCCATGGTCGGTAAGCCGATCATCATGGGCGGGGCTTACACCGAGCTGCGACCGCTTGTCCGAGGCGACAACGTCTTCAACGTGGTCATGGGGTCCTCCGACGCGGCCGGTACGCCATTTATGACGACCTTCGCTGAGGAGCGGCTCAAGGCCCTGGCGAAGGGCCGGAGCGATATCATGTCCGCAAGGCAGACCGTGCAGCGCACCCGTGCAGCCCGGGAGCAGCTGCGCACCGACCCAACGATGAGCACCGGAAAAATTGACGAGGCGCTGTTGCCTATCAGGCAGCTGGCCGTGTCCGCGTTTGGGCTTGATGACAATGAGCTCGTTGGCCTAGAGAGCCTTGAGGCTGTGCTGAACTACCTTGGCCCGCGCATGCGAGTGGCGGGCTCTGGTCCCACCTCCGACCGCGACATGAAGATCCAGATGTCCTCGGTCGGTACGCTGGGCAACCGCCCCCAGGCGAATTACATCAGCCTCTACGCCTTTGAGCGTATGACCGAGAACGCCCAGCGTCTGGCCCAGCTTGAGGAAGAGGCCTTGACCTCTGGGCAGTTCTCCAGCACTGACCAGCTGAATCGGTTCCTGGAAGAGAACGACCCCGGGCTCTTTGAGCGCTTCGATGGCGACCCCGAGGACGATGCCGCAGTTCAGGCTTGGTACGATAGCCTTCCAGATGGAGCCGTCATTGATAACACCCAGGGCCTGATGGTCGACGCTGATGGCAACCCGATCAGGACGCCGTTTATCATCAAGGGCTGGGTCGCTCGACAATAAGAGGGGCAAGACATGCCGATCACCTTACCGCCGGATGCGGCGCCTGTAGAGCAAGGGGAGCGTCGCCAGCTTGGGCCAGAGCAGCCCAACAAGAGCATCCTTGATCGCATCGCAGAAGGCCCGAGCGCTATCGCCCAGGCCGTCAATCGAGCCTCGCCCCAGGTCGAGTTTCCCGAGTTCCCCGAGATCACCGAGATGGCCGGGGACCAGGCGGGCTTCTTTGAGCGCCTAATTCCGAGCGTCAAGATGCTGATGACCCGGGACGACATGGGTAAGGCGGAGATCATCCAGCGCACCTTTGGCGATGATCCGCGTTTTGGCGGCGCCTTCGTGGACCGCTACAACAACCCCATGGTGATGTGGAACGGGATCCCCTACTACGTCAACAAGCCGGGCATCAGCGACACGGACCTCGGGCAGTTCATCGGCGAGGTCGCTAAGTACCTGCCGGCGAGCAAGTTCGTGGGCGGGGCAAAGACCGTTACCGGGACCGCTGCCCGCGGGGTGCCCGCTTACACGGCTACGGAGGCCGCCGGCGAGATCGGCGAGGCCGTCGTCACCCCGGAGACCCGGGCGGCGAAGGCCAAGTCCCCTGAGGAGATGGCTGGAGAGATCGGAACCAGCACCGCGATCGGCGTCGGCACCGACGTCGCCATTCCCCCGGCCCTGCGTGGGATCAAGGCGGGAGCCACGGCCGTTTCTGAGCGCGCTGGCGGCCTCTTCCCGCGCATGAGCGAGGAAGTGCTCTCCACGTCCAAGTACCCGCTGACGGTTGGCCAGCGCGGTGCCAGGCCGCCTCAGGGCGTCACGCCTCGGGTGACGGGCCAGCTGCGCACGGAAGACGAGCTCCGCTACGCCGCCGGTGACTCGGCCGGGACGGACATCATCCGCGGCTTCGACGAGCGCCAGCTGGACGAGATCCGGGCTGACGCTATGGCCCTGCAGGAAGAGTTCGGCGCCGGCCTGCCGGGCATGGAGCCGTCCTACGGGTCGATCCCTCAAATGGCAGCAGAGGCGGCCCAGCAGCGCGTCTCTGGCGCCGCAGGGCGGTTGAAGGAAGAGTCCAGCCGCCTGTACCAGGCCGTGCGCGAGGCGCCCAGGCAGCCCAGCATGACCCCCCAGGGGGTGCAGGTGACCGCTGGAAATCTCCTTGAAGTCCTGTCTGAAATGAGGATTACCCCAAGGCAGCTGGAGCAAATGCCGGCTCTCAGAAATGAGGTGACCCAGCTGCGACGGCTCCAGAGGCGCTCTAGAGACCCAAAGTTCAGGAGCCAGTCGCTCGACGCGCTTCACGGATATCAAAAAAGCCTGAGCGTTTCTGTCGGCAACGCCAGCCCAGGGTCCCCGGAGCAGCGCGCGCTGCTTGAGATGAAGAACCGGCTCGACAATGCGATCTATGAAGGGATTGAGCGCGGACTAATCACTGGCGACCAAGATGTCCTTGATCAGCTGCAGAACGCGGCTGGAGCATATCGGGACTATATGGGGCTGGTTGGTAGAGGCCCGGCGAAGAATCAAGCCCAGCGGGCATCGAACCGGATCCTGGAGCAGATGAGCTCCCGGGACTACACGCCCATGCAGGTGGCGAACCTTCTGTTCGGGCACAGCAAGTTCGCCCCGAACCAGTCTGTGCCCTTGGCGCTCGACAAGCTGAAGACGATCCTCCCGCCCGAGGAGTACGGCGAGGTGGTAGCCCTAATCAAGGACGGGATCCTGACCAAGGCTTTTTCTGGCCGCGGTGGCGAGGTCACGCGGTCAGCGATCGTCAACAATTACGACCAGGTCTTTAAGCAGCAGAAGCCGATCATCGAGCGCCTGTTCTCGCCCGAGGAGATCCGCCGGATTGAGTCCTTCCGCGAGAACGTCCTCCCGACCCTGTGGGCCGAGGTGAAGGGCAATCCCTCGGGCACCGCTTACACCATGCTCAACGCCTTGAGCCGCCGGGGGCTACTGTCGATCCCCTACATTGGGCCGAAGGTGGAGGAGGGTCTGCGCGAGGCTGGCAGGATGAAGAGCGCCCTGGACGCCACCCGGCAGTTCGTGGGGCGCATCAACCAGCCGCTGCTATCGAGCAGCGCCCAGGCGGTCATGCGCGAGTCCCTGAGCAAGACCGCAGACGAGCTCTTGCCCGAGATCGAGATGACGGATGCGGAGCGTGAGGCGGCGCTGATGCGGCTCCAGGAGATCGAGCAGCGAGGCCCAGAAATGCCCCTACTGCGTTTCCTGCAGCCAGAGGCTGGGCCCGTGCTTGAGGCCGTGCCTGGTGGTATGGAGATCCAACGCCTGCTACAGCAACAGCCCCAGACCATGGCCCCCATGCCCCAGGGCTTCAACCCGGCCATGTCGCCGACCATCCTACCGAACCCGGAAGATCGCGAGCTCGCGGCTCGCCTGCAGGGCGGGATCCTGGGCCTAGGCTGAGGGCTCAGGATCGTCCGCTAGGGGGCGCATGGCGACCAGCGCCCCGTCCACGCCGTACTCAAACTCAAAGCCCATGTGCTGCTCGCCATCGATCTCGACGACCAGGTTCCGAGAGATCAGGCGCAGCAGCGCGGCTTGATGGTGGAGGGTCAGGCGCG